GGAAGTGGTTCTGCACCCTTCCCAAGTATGGTAGTTATATTTAAGGGGAGCAATTAGATAAACTAACAAGGAAGGTTACTGCAATTTGACCCGACCGATTGATAAAAAAGAGTATATGAAAATCAGAGCTGAACGAATTAAAAAGTTTAATGAAGATATGGCAAATGGAAAATATAAGGTTGGAAAGGTAATAAAATGAAACCCAAAGATAGTTTAGAAGAAGCCGAACTTATCAAAGAGACGGAACGGTATATTAAATCCCTGAAGAAACTCCTGGAGATGTCAGGTTACGATGCTTGTTTTGTCTGTGGTATGCGACCAAAACCTCTTGAAATGTTGCTCGATGCCCTCAAAAGAACAAGACGGGAGACGATAGAGGAGTGTTTGAGTGTTTTGCCAAGATTCAAAGTAATAGATAAAAAGTTTTCTACTGATATGCAAAGATACCCTCACGGCTTCAACCAATCCGTAAGCCAAATAAAACAAAATATAAACAAAATAAAATAGAGTGTTGCAATTTATAATATTAGAGTATTATCAAAGTGATTTAGTGTATTACAAGTTGGAGTGGCTGAGAATACGATAGCGGGGGTCTGGAAAACCTCTGGCTAATCCGAGGGTTGAATCCATAGAACACCCAAAAAATTAGCACACGCAAGGTTTGAGTCTTGCCTCCAACTTATAGCACATTAACAGCAGAAAACACCGCACCACAGGAGACAGATATTAAAAGGAGGTTAAATGATAAAATCAACAAAAGGATCAAAACATCAAAAAATCAAAGGTTTTTTTATTGTGGGAAAAAAGGGGTTATATTGCCGTAGTTTGTTTAAATGGTTGTAGCTTTTTGAAAACTTGACATAACTTTTTAAAGTGTTAAGTTAAATATAGTCCGCGAGACAAATAGATCGAGTATAAAATCGCACCTGCGAATTTATTCCGGTCTCTTTTTTTATTGTACTAATATTCCTCGCTAGATTTGGTCTCGACTCCCAAAAGTCCCCTCTTTGCTAGTGAGGAATGCTGGTGCAATAAGAGTAGAAGAAGGAGGCGCTATGACCACAGAAGGTGGTGTGACAATGCCGTTGACCGAGTGCGACTTCCGAGTTCGCCTCCGCAAGGGTAGTATGACCGTAGTGGTCAAGACCAAAGGGGCGACGGGCAAGACCGTCAACATCGTCAAGGTGGTCGGCAAGAAGCTGACACCAGCCAATGCTTTGGATGCTGTCCGAGATGTCCTTGCCACACTCTGAGAGGTGAGAGGTGATTGTTTTCGGCACGCTGTACCGAGGTTACCGAGTCGAGCTTGCGTACGATGGCTCGATGTACCACTACACACTGATGAAGGGCGACAAGACTGTCCACCACTTCTTTGACGAGTTCGACAACGAACAAGCGGCGAGGAGTTGGTGCAGTCAACTGACCAGACAGCACTTTGAGGAGATAGACGCAGGCACGCTTTAGGGCTACTCGCTAGTAGCTGACCTGAACTAGATTCAGCACCCCCAGCTACAGCCAATGACCCTAAAACTCGCCCTTGAATGGGTGGCGAGGAAAATCAAGTTTCCCTACCCCAGTCCCACGGAGGCACGAGATGAAACGCAAGCAGACGCAGATGGCAGTCGGCACGCTCGTCGAGGACACCGTGGCGAAGACCGCCGAAGTCCCGTAGACCAACGGGGACAACACACGGGGAGTAAGCAGAAGCATAACAAGACACAGCCCGCTTACTCCCTCCCTACTTGAGTAAATTAGTTTACAAGTTGTTTACAACTGTTTTTTAGCACATTACAACTAGAGTATTTTATTGAGGCAGATACCTCGTTGTAGGAAACCAACTGCTGCTTCAAGACCGCAACTTGAAGCCAAGATAACGAAGGTTGAAAGCCCGCCATAGCACAGCTCGCAACTGATTACGCATTGTGGAAAACTATCTGTCTCAACAAAGCACTTTAATAACGAAAGGAGGTGTATGTTTTAAAAGGAGTACACAATGTTAAAAAGAAAAAGTAAAAGAGTAAAACACAAAGTTAAATATATTATGGATAGATGGGGCTTAAGTAAAAATATTAAATTGTTTTATATCAGACAAAAACCCAAAAATGATTTAGAACTAGAAAAAGCAGAAGGGAAATAGTACTTTAGAAGGAGGAATATGCAAATAACTTGCGAGGTTTGCAAGACGGAATTTAAAGCCAGATCAGGCAACCAAAAGTACTGTCGCAATTGTAATTATGGTGTCAATTTAAAGCAAACTAAAGCATCTTATAAAAAGTCCAGCGATGCTGTTAAGAAACTTAGAAAACTAGCGGATAGACTTTTACAAGAAAAATACACACAAGGACTATGTTTGGTGTGTGGCGCTCCGGCTTCGTGCGTACACCATTATGTGCCTAAAAGCCAATCTAATAATTTACGCTATGATCCATCAAATTTAATACCGATTTGCCGGGGTTGTCATTTTTCTTTGCACACAAAAGGCGATCCGCACATTCAAAACACGATTGAGAAAATACGAGGGCAAAAATGAGTGGATGAATTAAGCGAAAGACGACACGAGATATGTAAGTTTACGAAAGATTATTTAGAGCAAATCATAAAGCAATTATCATAATGGAAATAAACACTAAGTACATACAAATCAGAGGGAAGATAGAAACAGATCAAGAGTTTGAGATAGGTGATGATATTCCAGTAATAGTTTGTATAACCGCCCAAGAAATACAAGACCAAGATGATGGGACATTTAACATAATTTATAAAGCTAAATTGTTTAACGAGGAGGACAGATGAGTATAGAATCACGAATCAAGAGAATAGAAAAGATTGCTAAAACTTTAGATAAAAAAGAAAAACAGATTGATATGGTTACACTTTATGCGGCATTAACTTATGAGGCAGATAGTGAGGGCAAGTTGAATGCAAAGTTAGACTCAATAATTGATACTTATGACAGAATAAAATCGATTGAAAAAAATACTGGATTACCATTTGCTGAAAAATCATTGGAATTTGCTTATGGTAAAGAATTTGCAACTAAATTGATAAAAGTATTGAAGGAGAAAAATGGATAACGCCCTAGAAAAAACTAGTCCAAAACTAGAAAGAGATGAGAACGGTAGGTTATTGCCTAATCAGAAAAGTCTTAACCCAAACGGTCGTCCGGTTGGTTCTATCTCACCTATCGGCAGAGTCAAACAAATCTTCGAAGAAAACCCTGAAGAGTTTGAGGAGTTTATAAGAAAGTATCTTAAAGACCCCAACAACAGAAAACATATTGTTGAGATGATCGACGGTTCACCAAAGGGTGCAGGAAATACTTTGAACGTAGGCATAGCTATCAACCAAACCCCTCTAACAGACGAACAGAGAGCTGAATACTCAATAGAGATAGTAAATAAACTTATGGGTTCTTTAGTAGAGATTAAAGATGGAAAGGTGGTGAGGAAATGAAGATACTTAATCTTTATGCAGGAATAGGTGGCAATCGTAAATTGTGGGGTGATGACCACGATATTACAGCAGTAGAGTTAGACCCTGATATTGCCAAGATTTATCAAGATTTTTTCCCTAAGGATAAAGTTATTATCGCAGATGCCCATCAGTATTTACTTGAACATTATCAAGAGTTTGATTTTATTTGGAGTTCACCACCCTGTCCAAGTCATTCAATGCTAAGAAAACATCTGTCAATGAGTTCAGGAGCAAAAGCCATCTATCCAGACATGAAATTATATGAAGAAATCCTATTTTTAAAGCATTATTTCAAGGGTGATTGGGTGGTAGAAAATGTAAAACCATATTATGAGCCATTGATTAAACCACAAATTTTGCAAAGACATTGTTTCTGGTCAAACAAAGAGGTCCCACAAAAAGAATTTGAAAAAGATAATATTCGTCTTGGTGGCAGAGGATGCAAGGGAAAGCCTGAATGGATACAGATAGAACATCTACAAGAAAGACATCAAATATTTCTGCCTGAGACTGCATCAAACAAAAGAACCTTGTTAAGAAATTGTGTTTGCCCAGAACTAGGTAAGCATATTTTAGATGAAGTATTAGCAAGGGTGCATAAGAAAAGTGTTGAGAAAATAAAGGGGTTATTGAAATGAAAGTATTTTGGACAAAACTATATCATCGAGTTCAAGAGGGAGAGCTTGTATCAGGAATAGTATCATATTCAACATATCCAATGGCAAGAGAATATCGCACGGGGAAACCTTCAAGCATTATGCACAATCTTTATATTGACTTATGGATTGTGAAATTGAGATTTAATTGGGTGCATAAGATGACAAAGGAACAAATAAAAGGGAGGTTGGGATGAGAGAAGTAAAATGGATAGAAAATAAATTACAAGAGGTTAATTCGGGAATTGATAGTGCGGATGTACTGAAGAGAAAAATAAGAATGTTATTATACGAATGTTGGGAACAATCAAGAAGAAATACTTCAATTTATTCAGAATTACCACGACCTGTGCGGGATATGAGTTATTGTCGTAAACAAAACAGGAATGTTTATAGTTGTGGCCATCACGAGTGTCAGTAGTTTTCAGTAGTATGCGGGTCAAGAAGAGAAAGGAATAGAAATGAGTAGTGAAGAAAAGATGAGTTTGCAGGTATTGAGGAATGAGACGATGGGTGATATAGAATCCCTAAGAAAAATGTTTTTAGGAGATATTCTTACCCTAGTCGAAGCAACCTTCGCCGATTCAGAGCAAAGGAAAAGCTTCAAGAGAGTAGTTAGCGACACTTTCTGGAATCCTAAAGAACAATGGACAGTGAATATCAATCGAAGGTTCGGGCGTTATGCAAAGTCAATAGGAGAAATCCTAGACAATGACGAAGTAGTAGGGGACGAATTACCAAGTTAAAATAACATCTGCTTGACCCGCAGATTAGTGAAAATTATGAATAAAAGAGTCGACCCAAAGGCAGATGTGTTAATCAATACGCAAGATAAATTTGTCAGTATTCGTAATGTTCTTAAATCTTTTGAAGAAAATAATAAAGAGCATTTCAGACTAGTTTTAAAAGAAATGGGTTTTAACCACGATTTAACGACCCCAAATGAGGTCAAGGAGGAAGGATGAAGAAAGTTTATATTAGAAACGAGCATATAGTAATGCCACTAGACAGCAAAATTAAGGATATAGATATTGATTTTAGAGATGGGCAAGGATGGAGAAGATTTGTAATAGACAAAAATATAAGCGTAATTGATATAAAAATAAACTTTGTAGAAGACAAACCCTATAGAGAAGATTAGTTGATTATGGATACAAATTTAGCCTGTGAACAAGAGATAAGGTTGCAACAAATACTCGCTAACAACGGGTATGTGCCGCATCCAAAACAAAAGCTCTTACACGATGATACACATCGCTATAAAGTAGTTAGATGTGGGAGAAGGTTTGGAAAGAGTGTCTGGGCTGTCAACAAGTTAATTCAAGACGCTGTAAATAAGCAAGGTGATTATTGGATCGTTGGCCCAACGTATCGCCAGATCAAAGAAATATCTTGGCGGCTTTTAACTAAATACCTTCCAAGAGAGTTAGTATCTAAAACAAACGAAACAGAACTATCAGTTGAGCTTATCAACGGCTCAAGAATAGCTCTCAAAGGTTCTGACAACCCCGACAGTTTAAGAGGAGTAGGTTTAGATGGCTTGATAATGGATGAGAGTGCTTTTATCGCCCCCTACGCTTGGGATGTCATTAGACCAATGTTAGCTGATAGAGAAGGTTGGGTGGTGTTTATCTCCACACCCGATGGATATAACTGGTTCTATGATCTTTATAATCAAGAACAAACTAACAAGAATTATAAGTCATTTCACTTTACCTCATATGACAATCCTTATATCAAATCCTCCGAAATAGACGAAGCTAAAACTACAATGAGTTCTGAAAGATTTGAACAAGAGTATATGGCCGAGTTTATGAAACGCTCCGGTGCTATCTGGCCAACCTTTTCAAGGGATATACATATCGTTGATAGGCGCGAACCTATGGGGACTATCTTTGGTTCAATAGACTTTGGCTTTGCTGTTGGCCACGAAACGGCTGTACTGTGGCACGAGGTGACTTCTAACGGAGTTTATACCTTTGATGGCTTTGATGTATCACAAAAAGGCATTGACGAGATAGACGAGTTGATGAAAGCACAAACTAACGGACTTGTGATTCAAGGTATCTTCCCCGACCCCGCCAGGCCTGACTTGATTGAAGAGCTTAAACGCCTTTCTTGGCCTATATTAGAAACAAACAAAGACGTTGAACTTGGAATAGCTAAAGTTCACGAGTATATGATGTTCGATCCTATAAACAAGAAGCCAAAGTGGACTATAAGTAAGCATCTTAAAACAGCTATTGAGCAGATAGAACAGTACGTTTGGATAGAAGTTAGGGGGACGGATGGCAAGTTCAAGCAAGTGCCTAAAAAAGAAAATGATAACTATTGCTTTGGTGCTGGGACTAAAATACTTACTGATAAGGGTCAAGTAGATATTGAAAAGTTAGACAAAACATATAAAGTTTGGACACCTTTTGGTTGGAGTAAAATCAATAATATATCTCAAACTGGCGTTAAAGAAGTGGTAGATTTTTATGGGACTATCGTTACGCCTAATCATAAAATACTGACACAGAAGGGTTTTGTGCCTATTGACACTCTGCGATACTTTGATACAATATATCTATGCACGAAACCATATACTTTGAAGGAATACCATATAGGAGATACCCAAACTCATCTAAAGTGGAACTTAGGCGGTATTTTATGTCGTCTGCTTACAAGAAGTTCGGAGGCAAACCAAAATTACTCCACAGAGCAATTTGGGAAAGTATCAACGGGGATATTCCAAAAGGCAATGAGATACATCACATTGACGGGGACACTCTTAACAATGATATTAAGAATCTTAAATGTCTTACTAATAAGCAACATAAAAAGAATCATCCAACTAAAAACTGGCAATCAGGACTTGAAAAAGCAAGAGAATCAGCAAAAATATGGCATAAATCAGATGAAGGTAGAAAATGGCATATCAGAAATGGTAGAAAATGCTGGGATAATAGGAAAATGTATTCTAAACACTGTCAAAGTTGCGGGATTGGATATAAAACCCCGTTCCCAACACGATCGAAGTTTTGCGGACTTAATTGCAAAATGTATGCCCTCCGTAGAAGAAGGGGCATCAAGCAAGTTAAACCCGCAACCGCTACGAAAAAGAATAGTTTATAACCTAAGCACTCAAAATGGCTGTTACTTCGCTAATGGTCTTTTAGTATCTAACTGCGATTCATTACGTTACTTTATGTTTAATTATTTAAACAGCCAGATTAAGAAGCATCAGCCCATCATCGGCTACACCGGTGGCGATCCTGTGACAGGGTTTGGCAGACGGCCAATTAGAAAACGCTTTAATATTGACCTTTTGGAATAGCCCTTGATTATATTATTGTCTATATTACTTAAACAACAAGGACAAATATTCTTAGAATGAAACACCTAGACGGAATCCATAGACCTCAAAAAACTAAACGAATTGACGGTCTTTATGACTCTAAACTATTATGCGAGATACCCTTTGATGACTTATTTAACAGAATGCACGACAGATTGTACTTTCACGCCAATCGTAATAGACAAAGAATAAACGGACTAGACTTTGATGACATCTTCCAAGAACTATCAATAGAACTATGGACTAAACTTTCAAAACTACCTGATGATATGGATAAGTTCGATTATCGTTATTTACGTTATATGGACAGGTGCTTTTTCACTTGTTTGGGACAACTCTATCGAAGAAGATGCACGTTTACTGATAGAGAATACAAGTTGAAGGATGGACTAGACCGTAAAGTGGAGATGGATATTAATCTGCTCTAGCATCTTTTGTAGTATGAGCAACACATACTTACAAGAAAAGAATGCCTGTAGCAACGTTCTCGGAAGAACCGATGGCGCGACAGCTAATGTTATCAGAGACAACCTAATCAACGAGGTTAGACAATCAGACATAGCGAACGCATATCCTTTCAGTTGGCTACAAAAGCCCACTACAGTCACTACAAGTTCTAAAGTAGGCGATCTACCGGCTGACTTTAATATCAATCACAAAATGTTAGTCGAAGATGCTAATAAGAACCGTTATTACTTGGTAGATAAAGAACTATGGACTGGCTACGCTGACTCCTCATACATTTATTTCATAGACTACAACACTTCTACCAATAGGTGGCAGATAAACACCAAAGAAGATGTCGCCCTTTCAATAATTTACTATCATATCCCTGCTACTTTAACTGCTGATGCTGCTATAGACGTTGTGCCGGATATGAAACTTGTTAAATACTTCGTGGCAGCAGAATATTGGCTCTCCTCGGAAAGAGATGAAACAAACCACGACCGCTTTCAAGTACTAGCAGACAGACGTTTACAAGAGATGATCTCATCGGATAAGAAAACCAGACCACAAAGGCTTAGAAGAGGCGCGCTCTACACCTGCAATCTTGGTTTCAATGAGGGGGATTGAATGGGTTCTAAAATAAAGCTCGCGGTTGTAAACTCACTAGTCGGAGGTTTTAATAGTTTTAACAACGCCACTCAGGTTAAGGACAACGAGTCACCTGATCTTTTAAATGTAGTCTTTGCAGGTCTGACAGGTATCTCTAAACGTCAAGGATATATTAAGTTATCAGCTGAAGTAGTCGCAGGTAAAAAGATAACCGGTATCTTTTCATATGTTACTAACTCAGTTAGAGAAATACTCTATGTTTGTAATTCTAAACTTTATAAACTATCAGGTTCTAGTTCTATTGAAGTCACGGGCGGGACTTTTTCAACTACCAACGTCAACGCTATTCAACTTGGGACAAGATTATATCTATTTGATGGTGTAACCGCTCTCCAGTACTACAATGGCACTAATATCGTCACCACGGGCATCTCAGCGGCTCCTACTAAGGTCAATCAAGGGATTAAGTTCAATAATCGTTTATATTGCACTTCAAACGATCAAAAGTCACGGGTGTACTTTGGCAAGCCTTTACAGGCAGACGGGACTGCTACTGATACAGGAGACTTTACTTCCTCAATCGTCTCAACACTCTTAAACGGGGCTTTGGCTGCAACTGCTACCTCTATCACAGTTGACTCAACTACGGGCTTCCCAGCTACAGGAAACATAGTTATAGATTCTGAAATCATAAGCTACACAGGAATAGACGCTACTACCTTTACAGGCTGTACGAGAGGGGCGTTCGGGACTACTAACATAGCTCACGATGACAACGCCAAACTGCAGACCACTTCTCACGGAGGGTATGTTGACTTTGGGTTGGGTGTAGAGGTTACAGGATTTGGTAAATCAGGTACATCACTTTATGTATTCTTAAAGAATGGAATCAAATCGCTCTCTCCTCAAGTAACAGCCGGAGTATTAGATCACTCTTCCTCTATAATTTCTAACTCGATTGGCTGTCGTGCGCCAAGATCAATCGAGAATGTTGAGAATGATATCTATTTTATGTCAGATACTATCTACTCGTTAGGAGAGATAGCGACCTACTCTACTATAAGGACTACCAACGTATCGGCTAGGGTTTCTAAACTGTTCGCTGGTATGACACAGACCGCCATAGCGAACGTGGCGTGCATTTACTACGACAGAGAAGAAACGTTTATAGTAGCTTTCCAATCAGGGACAGCCTGCAACGATCATATATTAGCGTACCAAATCCCCTACAAAGCATGGACTTACTGGGACTCTGTTAAAGTAAACTCTTGGCTTGATTGGATAGACTCTACCGATACCAAACATCTCTATTATGTTTCTGACGACTCCACTAACTCATACATTTACGAACTTTATCAAGGACTCTCAGATGATGGTGTAGCTGTCTTAGCGAACTATAAGACTAAAGAATATGACCTTAAAGAATTTAATATTGAAAAGATTTATCAGAACTGGAACTTACAATTAGGCGGAGTTTATGGAATCTTGACAGTTAATCTATACGCCAATGGAGTTGTAGCAGACACTATCAGTTTCTCATCAGGTTCAGGGGCTACCACATCAGACGGGTTGGGAACGCTACCGATGGGTACATTTCTACTTGGTTTGGAGGGCAACTTTACCGATGCCACCTCGACAGGGATAACGCTCTCTAACGACTGGAGATGGCACACTTTAGTGACCTCTCCTAACGGGACTACTTTTCAGATGGAGTTTATAAACAATAATCTAAACGAGTCTTTTGAGGTTAAACAAGCGTCAGTAGGGTATCTGCCACTCCCATACCATAAGCGCGACGCTTTGAAGGAAGTTTAGTAGCATCTTTAGCAACGAAAGGAAAAATTATATGAGTTACAATTTACAATTTGGCAAGTCAGGAACACTCGCATCGGTAATGACAATAGGCGAGGTTACTTCAGCGACACTATCGGGTTCTAGTTTTACAAACTTTACAGCAGATTTTTTAGTATTAGATTATGACGTTCCGGCTAAAAGAGAGGTTATTAAGTGTAATGTTACCGGAACTGCTATCTCTTCAATTACCAGAGGGCAAGAAGGTACTTCAGCCGTTCAGCACGAAGCAGGAGCTAAAGTAGGATATAACCTCGTACCTTCGCACCTTGCTTTTCTAGGCGATGCTTGGACTACTTATACACCGACTTGGACACTAACTGGAGCGGGTTCACAAGCAGGTACTATTACTGGGGCGTATATGCAAATTGGCAAAACAGTCCACTTCTGGGCAAAATTCGTATGTTTAGTATCTTCAAACTTTACAGGGTTGACGGGTGTGACTGTTAGTCTCCCTGTAACATCAAGTGCCATATTCGGGACTCCGGGGTCTGCTATTGGAACGGGGGGGATGGCGGATGCAAACGGAAATTATTATCCTTTAACTTTCAATGCAGTAGATACAACGAAGGGGCAAGTGCTTGCTTTCGCCGCTTCGGGGGCATCTGTTAATTATAATCCCGTAGCAGAACAATTCCCTTTTGCGACAGGAGCTGGCGACACTATGTTCATAACAGGAACCTACGAAACAGCATAAAGGAGTTATATGGGTAAAAAGAAGAGATGTCAGATCAATGTTTTTTGAAAAGTTTATAGCCAATGTAGATAAGCAAAAGAGGTTCAACTATGCCTACAGATAATCCGACTATGCGCATCAATAAATAGGAGTGTTGTTCCGCCTGTAAAGCCAAAACAAATTTAAGTTGAAGATCGTAGGTGGCGATAACGAAAGAGACTAGAAGAATATATAGAACTTTAAAAATAGTTTTCATAAGACGAATGATAGCAAAAAAATAATAATAAGTCAATAAAAGAAAGGGCAATTATGGCAAGTAAACTAAGACAAATGTTCAGGGATTTAGTTCCTAGAAGTGTAAGACAGTCCGGCAAGGATTGGTTAAATGTTACTTATCCTGGTATGGAAGTAGGCCAAACATCAAGTGATTTAGGATACAACGATCCAAGCAGGCAGAAGTCGGTTTACGATCCTATCAACGGCAAGGGATACGCGGCTACTCCCGCTCAAACAAATTCCGGCCCAGCGATCTATCCTCAAAAACCAGAAGGATATGTTGACCCAAACGCTCGACAGTACTCAACAGCTGGTGCCTCTGGTGGCGGAACACCCGCACCCGACCCAATACCCGAACCTGTCTATGTCCCCAACAATCAAACCTTCCTCGGACAAACGTTTGATCTTAATTCACCTGAAGGATTGCTTAACTATCTAAATGCTAAAAAATCCTACATAGATACGACTAATAGGGACTTACTAGGACAAATAGACACTAACTTCAAGAAGTTCACCGGTGGAACGGATAGAAACGTCAACATAGGCAACGTTGGAGGTTCACTAGGAACTCAGAAGACTAACTTCTTACAAAGTATCGCTGACGCTCTACAAACGTACGCTTCAGGACAAAACAGAGATATGGGGGATATAAACGCTTACTACGGTGGAATGGGAGATGTCACTCAGTCATCTCAAGGAGTCAGACAATCTAATACAGTCCAAGACTACAATCAGGCGATAGGTAAGACTAATACCTCTAAGACACAGGGTATGGGATCGCTTGAGACAGCTTTAAGCGACTATCTAGGACAAGACACCCAACAAAGAAATCAAGTCGCCCAACAGTATCAGGGAGCGCAGGATGAACTCGCTAATCAAGTGAACACAGACGTACAAGCTAAGATGCAAGTGCCTATCACTCTAGCTGAACAATATCAAGGAGTAGCACCAACAGCTTATCAAGGGCAGATAGATAGAAACCAATCTCTACTCAGCTCTTTGCAAGGAGCAGGGAATATGTTTAAGAACTTCGGACAATCTAATGGTGGTGAGAATATCGCAGCAATACTAAAGTATCTTTACGGGCAAGGGGGTTAAACCCCTATGGGATTTTTACAAAACCTCTATGATCGTCTAAAGAACACAGTATCAACCGACTACAATAAGGCGGCTAATTTCGTGCGCCAAAATCCAACGCCTTACTCCTTCGTTAGGCAGCAAGCACCACAAGTGGCACAGCAGGTTAGACAAGCGTATCAGCAACCTCAAGTACAAAAAGTAGTCAATAATCCTATTGTCAGAAATATCAGAACCTTAACCTCCCCCGAACCTGCACAAGTCAAAAATAGAATAAAGCTAGCCAGAGACTATGTCGTTCAGCCTTTCTTTCGTGGAACTGGCGAGGTAGCAAACACGGTACTTGGCAGGACTAACACAACACCTAGGTTGGGTAAAATAGGCACGCAACTATATGGCGAAAAGCCAGTGGGGAACGTGCAGGAACGCTATCAGTTTAACAAGGACTGGGCGCAGGGAAAGAACCTCGGTAAAGCATCTGCACCACTAGCGTTTGGAATGACTGCACTTGCACTTGGTGGGGATATAACACCTATCGGAGGTGGTGGTGCAAAAACAAAACTCGCCAAACAGCTGACTAAGATAGATGACGTTGCAAAAGTAAAAAAACTAACGGGTGCGGCTGATGATGTTGTCTCTCTGATAGCCAAGAGTAAGAACGCCAAAGAGATAGACACTTTACTTTCAAAAGGAAAACAGATTGCCCCTCTTAGTAATGAAGCAGGAGGGATAAAGCCATTGTCAGAATTACCCGATAACTTTAACAATATGGTTTCCTCTGCGAGAAATTATAGCCTATCTAAAAATAAAATTATTACAAAAGATGAGTTTCTTAAAGCGTATGACGGAGAAATCAATAATCAAAACCTTACGCACGGAGATACAGCTCGCAAGGTTGATGCTTATATGAGAAAAGAATTAAAAATGACTCCAAGTGAGTTTTATGATAATTACATTCACCCAGAAATTAAATCACAACCTGCATTTGCTACACCAGAATCTGTCCAAAGTGATGTAATCAAACAAGCAACTGAAGCACGAAAAGCACAACTTCAAAGAGATGGTTTTGTTGCACCAGTAGATAACGCACTTGCCTCCCCAAAGGTAGAGACACCACCTATTACACCTAAAAACACACCACAGGGCATTGTAGCACCTAAAACCGCTCCCCTAGAGCAAGGTGGGGCTAAACAGGCCCGCCAAATAAAACAGCCACTAGTAGAATCAGGCCGAACATTAGAGCGCCAGCCAATAGTCCAGAAACCAGTATCCCAAGTATCCCCAAAAATATCTTTAAATACATCATTAGACGGAACTATACCACAATCTTCAGAAATTGTCAATGATACTAAAAAGATTTTGACTGGTTCTGGCACAAAAGAACGGGGTTTTATTACTTCAATTAAGACTTCAGAGAACACCCCCCAAGTGTTAAAAGATATGGTTTCGGGTACTTATGTTCCTAAAAGTGCAAACGAATTAAAATCACAAGCTAAAAAGTTAATTCAAACAGACATAAACGCCGCAGAACAGGTTGCAATCAACCCGACAAACGATGTCCATATTCAAATTGGCAACGAGCTTATAAATCACTATTCCTCTACCGGCCAACTTGCCAAAGCTAAAGCACTTTCAGAGGCGATGGCTAATTCAGGAACGGAACTTGGTCGCGCGGTACAGGCGTTTGCCAACTACGATAAAACAACTCCAGCCGGAGCAATAAAGTTTGCCCAAACTACAATCAACAAATTTAATAGAGATAACCCAACTGCTAAACTAGCTTTATCTGATGAAATGGTAACGAGTCTATTTACTAAGGCAAAACAGATTCAGAATATGGCCGAGGGCAAAGAGCGTAATATCGCCTCTCAACAACTTATGAATCAAGTCAACGATTTGATTCCTTCGTCTGTTGCCGACAAAGCGGTTACTGTTTGGAAAGCAGGACTTCTAACTTCATTGAGAACTACTGAAAGAAACTTGTTAGGTAATACAGTTCACGGGGTTGCCGAAGTTATAAAAGATATTCCGGCTTCGATTGCCGATATGGTGATGAGTGCCAAGACAGGAAAGAGAAGTTTATCACTGACCACTAAAGGAATCGGGCAGGGAGTTAAATCAGGTTGGAGCAGAGCTTCAGATATTATGACATTAGGATTTGATCCTGAAAGAACTATTGAGAAATTTGATGTTAAACGTGTATCTTGGGGCAATAACCCAGTAGAACAAGGTTTGAAAAAATATACAGACTTTGTATTCAACTGGATGGGTGCGCAAGACAAACCATTTTATCATTCGGCGTTCGCACGATCTTTGTATGACCAAGCCGGTGCGGAAGCGATAACTGCGGGCCAACGTGGAAATAAAGCGTTCATTGAAGAATTAGTTAAAAATCCGACTGACATAATGAAAAAATTAGCCACGAAAGACGCTACAATAGCAGTCTTTCAAGACAAAAACGCTCTTTCAAAGATGATAAACGGATTGAAGAATAAAGCTGGCGGTGCAAGGTGGGCGACAGAAGTAGTAGCTCCATTCACAGGTGTCCCTTCATCCATTGCCGGTCAAGTAGTAGCTTATTCGCCAGTAGGATTAGTCAAAGGTGGATTTGATGCAATAAAGGTTATGTCCGGTAAAGTTCCCGAACTTCAGAGACAAGCGGCACAGGAGATTGGGAGAGGGGTGATCGGAACTGGAGTCGCCACGTTAGCTGGTATGCTGGCGGCCAAAGGTCTAATCACCGGACAACCCAAAGACGCTAACGAAGCAAAGCAGTGGGAGTTAGAAGGCAAGCAAGCCAACTCGGTGATGATTGGTGGTAAGTGGCGGTCTATAAACTCTGTCGGCCCAGAAGCACTTGTCGCTTTGGCTGGTTCTAAGATTGCAGTAAGCAAAGATAGAATGGCGGCTGTAGGCAATATTGGAAAGGACTTTTTAAGCCAGACATTTTTACAAGGTATTCAACAACCTCTAAATGCTATTACTGATCCTGCCAGATATGCCGGTAGTTACATTTCGGGGCAAGTTGCGTCTTTAATACCAAATGCCGTTAAAGATGTAGCTAAAGCATTCGACCCCTTGCAAAGAGAGGCGTATGTTCCTAAAAATATCGTAGAATCAACTAAAAACGCTGTTAAATCAGGTATTCCTTTGTTAAGAAATACTTTACTACCCAAAAGAAACGCACTCGGCGATCCCCTACCGAACGAAAATACGGGTTACAAAGCGTTCGTTGATCTATTCAACTCAAAAACCCCTATAGATACGCCTGTAGTCAATGAGTTGAGTCGTTTATTTACTGCAGGAGAATCGGCTACTCCGTCTAAACTTACTCCCGATCAGACTATAAATGGTAAAAAGGTAAACTTCACTCCTAAAGCATTAGACACATTAGAAATGTACACCGGAGAAGAACTACAAAAGTATTGGAATCAGACAATGAGTGATCCGAACTATCAAGCATTGAGCGATGCTGATAAGTCAAATAAACTAAGCAATACATTAAAAGATATCCGCGCAGTAGCAAAGATTCAAATTGGTTATACCGAGGGTTTACTTAATCTTGATGAGGTTCAAGCCGCGCGCGATAAACTAACTGCTACTCAAAAGGCATACTTTGATACTAGAGAGTTGACTTCAGCCACAGTGAAACCGAAGGTTGCAAAAGTAACCTCTAAATCAACCAAAGGCAAGTCCGGTGGCAAGGGCAAGAAAGCCAAAGCAATAAATGTAACTGCTATCAAAGCATCTTTAAAGTCTGCCTCAGTATCTAAAATCAAAGGTAACAAAGCACCGACTAAGATGACAATTAAATCAGTCGGTAAAGTAGGCACGCCTCAAGTTAAGAAACCTAAAGTAGGAGTTTTAAATGGAAAAATCAGAGCAAGAGTTGCAAGCGGAGCAACAGGAGCAGGAAAAGCTTCTACAGGGAAAATTGGAGTCCTTAAAAGAGGGACAACAGTTCGAGCATGACGGTTCAACGTATATCAAACCTGAAGTAGTAGCACCCTGTGAGAAGCACGACTACGCCTATGTGGGGGAAGAAGGTGGCTTCAGGTGTGTGAAGTGTAACAACTGCATCTCGGGCAGGATACTGACAAATAACGAGTATCTGGAGGATGGTAGCATCTTTAGCAAAGAATAAGAGGTAAAATGGCAATCATAGACACAGTCAGATCACGTATGAAGTCTGCTGAAGAAACTCAGCGAGATAAATTTAAGAAGTTTAACGACTTTGATTATATCTATCATTCTAAATTAAAAAAATCTGACCCTAACATCCCCTCTAAAGTTTTCAACCCTATCGTCTGGTCGTTTATCGAAACTGTCGTTACTCGTTTGTTAGCCAAGAATCCTAAAATAGGATACAAACCCCGTGAAAGAACCGATGAACAGCAAGCTTTGATTATGAGTTCCTTGTTTGATTACTGGTTTGAAAAGTGCAACGTCTATCCGATTATCGTGAACTGGGTTAAGGATGCTTTAACTTACGGCACAGGTATTGTAAAAGTTGACTGGTACACTTCTAAACCTCGTAAATTGTTATCTTATATTACTGACGTAAACGGAGATGTACAACCTCAACTAGATGAGATGGGTCAACCGATTGAAAAACTTGCTACTCAAGAAAGCGAAGTTATAGATTATGACGATCCTCGGATAAAGAACGTTAATATCTACGACTTCTTCGTTGATCCAAAAGCAACCTCAATGTATGACGCCAAGTGGGTTATTCACCAATACTGGGCTTCGATCGAAGAACTGGAAGAACAAAACGACTACTCTTCTCAGTACGGTAAACCAAGATATAACAGAGCGGCTTTAAAAAGACTCAAGGGTACAGCCGAATCTGCCAGTGACTTTGAAAGAGCCAAAAAGCAAGCCGCCGGTATACAAGTAAATTATGGAAAGGAAGAGAGAGCAAAAATCTGGGAAATGTGGGAAGACGATCATTTGGTAGTGGTGGCAGATGAAACTGAAACCTTAACCGATGACATAAATCCTAACTGGCACGGGAAGAAACCCTTTATAAGAATAGTAGATTCGTTAAACTCTGGCGAGTTCTGGGGTAAGGGTGAAATAGAACCTGTCGAGAAATCTCTGCATGCTTTGAACACTACCCAGAATCAGAGAATAGTTAACGTAAATCGCATACTAAGCCCAATGTGGAAAGCCAAAAATACGGTAGATGATGACGAGCTACAGTTTATAGATAACGGAATTATCCACATCAACGACTTAACAGATGTTGAGATACAGTCTATTCCCAATGTCACAGGTACGGCAGTTCAAGAACAGAATCTCTTAGTGGAATCAATGCAAAGAGCTTTGGGAGTAACTGATTATGTCACAGGTATTCAAACCCCAGGGCAGACGGCGGCTGAAGTGCAGATTAAAACCTCTGAAGCTAACCAAAGATTCGGTCACAAGGTTAAGTTGATCGAGGAGATGGGCTTCAAACCTTTAGGAGAGTTTATTTATCAGCTCTATCAGCAGTTCGTAACCAAAGAGAAGATTATCAGGATTATGGGCCAGCAGGGGGAGCAGTACATTAAAGTCAAACCATCTGACATAGTAGGGGACTTTGACGTAGTGCCGGAGTCCGATTCAACCTTACAAGTAGATCAGGCCCAGGAGTTTGCCAAGTTTATGAACCTCTATCCAATTTTAGCGAAATATATCTCAACCCAAGTCGCTGACCCCGCGACAGGGCAGATTCATCAAGTTGGTTATTTAGACGAACAAGAAATAGTCAAAGAACTATTAGTCAGATCAGGCGAAACCGACCCTGACAGGTTTTGGCTTAAAAAGGAGTCCGATGGACAACAGAATGGACAACAACTACCTGGAGAGGTTCCAGGACAAGACCCCGCAGGAGCAGGACAATTCCCGCAAAGCTTTGGCGCTGCGGCTCAAGGAAGCACGGGACTACCACAACCTATGCCAAACGCAGGGATGGAAGCGCCTTTCTAAACAAGTAAAGGAAGCTGTAGAGCAGACTGGTCTTTTAGCGGTGTGGCCTGGGATTAAACCTGAGTTACTAAACGACCGTTTGACAAGAGCTAATGAACGCTTAAAAGTCATTTTTGAGGTTGAACAAATCGCTCAAAGAGTTGAAAAACTAGAAGAACAATTTAGAACTATTAAAGAAATTTAGACCTTTAGCATCTTTAGGGGAGATGAAGTAGTCGATCAACTACGGACTCAAGTGCGCCGAAGCACTTAAATAACTCGAAAGGACACTATGGATGATGTCGTAAGTGGCGATGCCACACCGGTAGAGGAAACTACCGAAGCCCCGCAAGCTGAAGAACAAACCTCCGAAGAACCCAAGCCGGAAGTTGAAGAAGCGCCCGCTGACGTGTCAGATCAGCCAACCGAAGACGTGGAGACTGAAGAGAAACCCCCCAGAGCGCAAACTCGCATTAAGGAGTTAACCTCAAGGGCGAAGCAAGCCGAGGAAGAAGTAGCTTACTGGAGACAGTTAGCCGCTCAACCCAAGCAAGCCGAGCCAGTAGTTACTGAAGATGGAACGTATTCCGCTGAACAGATTGCTGATGTAATTATGCAAAAGCAACAAGCAGCGGAACTTGAAAAAGGTAGAGTCGAAGCTGCAAAGAGTATGCAAAAGGACATTGCCGAAACCCTCCAAGTTCACCCTGACTTAGATCAGGATGATGAAAAAGCCGAGCTTGTGTATAATCTCGCCCTCTCTAAGGGAATATCCCTTAAAGCAGCGGCAGATAGGTTCAGCGCAATGATCAAATCAGAAAGAGCGAAAGCTGAAAAGAAAGTTATCGCTGAAAAAGCTCAAAAGGCAGGTGTCTCATCTCCTCAAGGTTCATCAGTAGCTAGAGGCGAAACTCCGAAACCTGACATAGCAAATATGTCAGATGAAGAGAGACAAGCGAATTGGGGACAGATCATAGAAAATTATAGTTAGGAAACAATTATTATGGCAACTTTAGATGGCGCAACTTCAAGAGGCGCCTCAGAGGATATAACAGCTGCCGCCTCATTTATCCCTACACTTTGGTCGGATGAAATACTCCGCGCTAGGGATAAGGCTCTCGTCATGGTTGACAAGATCATGCACGTTAAGCCGATGGGACTTAAATATGGCTCAGTAGTTAATATTCCTACTCTTGGAAACGAAACAGCCCTCGACAAGACGGCTGGTTCAGCAATCACCTTCGCCGCCGCTACGGATACGACAGTCAATATCAACATAAATAAGTATAAGTATGTCGGTAAACTGATCGAAGATGTAGTCGCGATTCAAAGCAAATACGATCTATTCACTGAGTTCTCAGGAAAGATCGCCAAAGCTTTGGCAAGTGTGGTTGATTCGGACATTCTCGCTTTGACAGCATCTTGCGCTTATTCAGTCGGTACAGCTTCTTCAGTAGCTCTCTCTGGTGTTATCACCACAGCCGCTATCGTTGCAGCCAACCGTTATCTGGATATTGCAAATGCTCCTCAAGAAGACAGATATATGGTAGTTGACGCTTATGGAAGAGAAGACCTTCTAAACATTGAATCGTATATCAGATATGACGCTGGTGGTAAAACACCCGCACCTGTCAACTCTGGTATTATCGGTGAATTGTATGGAATCAAAGTCTTGTTCTCCAATAACGTCGCTTCATCTGCCTCAGTCGCTTATGGAATGGTATTCCACAAGGACGCAATGGCTATCGCCCTTCAGAAAGATGTAACTATGAAGTCAGAATACTCCGTAGATTATATCGGGCAAAAGATGGTAGGATACGAGCTTTATGGAGTTACCATGGCAAGAACAGATCATGCTGTTCTGCTCAGGTATGCTCAGGCTTGAGGTTTAACTAATTAACCTACTGAAAAGACGTCGAAAGGCGTCTTTTTGGTATTGTAAACGAATAATATTATGGTTTCAGAGATTGTAGAATATGTGTCAATTTACGATGCAAAAAATATAAGCAAAATAAGAAGTCAAAAGCTCTATAGCATCTTTAGTAGTAGCTAAAAGTCAGGGGTAACTATGGCTCTACAGTTTCTTCCCTGACTCTGTAGAGCTTTAATTGTTGAAAGGAAACTATGAAAATAATTTGCGTTTGTCCTACGAGAGGTATTCTTATTACAGAATGTCAGATAGCTTTGGAAAGAGAACTGACAGCCAATATGCAAACTCCTGTAATACTAAGAACCTACGATATGCCACTCCCGATAAGCCGGAATTATCTAGTAGAGACTGCCTTGAAAGTAGATTGGTGGAGTCATATCCTTTTACTAGACGATGACGTAATTTTACCTAAAGGTGGGCTGAAAGAACTCATAGATTTGAAAGCTGATGTCGCGGCCATGGACTACCCGATAAGACAGCTTAAAAACGACAAACAAGTAGGCACAGCGGTATATGACAAAGACAAGAGTCTAGCTTGGGCAGGTATCGGAAGCACACTGGTTAAAAGACATGTCTTTAAGAAACTACCAGCTCCGTGGTTTATCTTTACCAATCATAAGATATCAAGAGACAACGATGGCAGAATAGGACTGTTCGCAGGTCAACAGCAAGAAAACAATACTTTTTCAGGTGGAGAGGACGTGCAGTTCTTCCTTAATTGCAGAAAAGAGAAGTTTAGTTTGAAAGTTACTAAAAGTATCGCCAAGCACTGCTTTATCGAACACTTAGTTAGCCCAGTCGCGAACAGCAGGTATCAGCAACAGCATAAGATAGTTAAAAGAGACAAGATAGAGGAGTCAATGGTATGAAAAGTTTAGATATAGACATATACTGCGGGCCTAGTCACGAACAATGGTCACCCAAGTCACTAGATAAGGGTTTGGGTGGTTCTGAAGCGATGGTTATAGGTTTAGCCAAAGAACTTGCCAAAAAGAATAAGGTTCACGTCTGGTGTCGCTGTTTAGATGATGAAGGAACTTATGATGGAGTGGTTTACAAGAACTATGACGAGTTTAATATAAGAGAAACTGACGTACTTATTATCTGGCGCACACCCTCACTTCTTCTAAAACATCACTTAGACAAAGTAAAAGCCGAAAAGTACTTATGGTTGCACGATACTATTATGCAACTAGACGTTCTACCCTATACCTTAATTTACGATGGTATCTTCTGCGTTTCACAGTGGCACAAAGAATACTATACGATTATGGTTCCACCGGAACTTAGAAAAAGATACATCGAAACTAGAAACGCTGTTGACTACTCCTTGTTTGACCAGAAGGTTAAAAGAGACCCCAAGACGATGGTTTATGGTTCGCTTTATAACAGAGGATTAGTACACCTGCTGACTGCTTGGCCCAAGATTAAATTAGCTGTTCCAGACGCTAAGCTAAGAATCTTCTATGGTTGGGAGACACTAGAGAAAATACTGCCTTTAATAGAGTTCAAGAAGTTCAAGAAGGAAGTCGAGGAGTTAATGGATCAAGAGGGGATTACACACTTAGGAAGAATATCCCACGAAGAAGTTATCAAAGAGATGCTAGGGGCGGGAATTTGGGCTTATCCCTGTATAGACTTCAACGAGGTCAGTTGTATAACCGCGATGAACGCCCAGATAGCTGGAGCGATACCAGTTGTCATCCCCAAAGCCGCCTTAAACGAAACAGTTAAATATGGCAAGAAAATAAGCAAAGGCCAGACTGCCGGAGATATTATAGACAAGTGGTCAGATGAGCTTATAAACGTTCTAAACGATGAACGGGGGCAGGAGCAGTTCAGACGTGTAATGATGAAGTTTAGTAAAAAGATTTGGGACTTTCCGAGTTTGGCAAAGTCTTGGATGAAGGAGTTCAATGCTAAATAAAGCGTTAGCGATAGCCAAGAAATACAAACAGCACAAAAAGTACCAAGATTATGTTGACGGGTTCGGGACTTACTATAAAGAAGTCTTTAAACTACTACCTAAAAGCAAGCGAACGCTAGACATCGGTTGCGCCTACGGCACACTGGCTTTGATGATGCACCTAAGAGGAGACAAGGTCACGGCCTCCGATATGTCCACCGAGTATATCAATACCAAAATGCTCAAAAAAGAAGGCATTAAGTTTGAAAAGATAGACATTGAGAAATCTGCTATAAAAGGCAAATATAACTTGATTACGCTTACTGAGACAATCGAACACTTTAATTCTAACCCCTCAGAGCCACTCAGACGCATTTTTGATGCCTTAGAGGATCAAGGACACGTCTTTGTCTCAACTGTGATGAAAGAGGTTCACGGGGACACGACTTCGATGAACGGTGGGGAAAAGGGACTATGGAACGATCTATTAAGTTGGAGAGATATTCCTGAGTATAAAGGCAAGTGGAAAGATCAACATACATTTCACTACGACCAATACAACCTTGTTACTTTATTGGTCGAAACAGGCTTTGAGATTGAGAAGATCGGAAACATAAACAACTTTAGCCATTATATTATAGGGAAGAAATGCTAAGCATAGTAATTCCAACTAGAAGAGATGATTTACAGGAGTGCCTTGATTCGATAGACAGGCATACTGATAACTATGAAGTTATTTTAGTTAAAGGTAAAAAGGGACTTGCTAAAAAGATAAATGAAGGAATCGCACGAGCCACAGGAGAATATATTATTCTCTTGCACGATGACAGTATCGTCACGAGTGGTTGGGCGGAAGAACTGGCAGAAGTAGGAGCGTTCAAAGTCGGCGAGATGAACGACAAATTTGAACACTGGGGGGGATTGAACGGAGACTACTGTAAAAACATAAACTTTAATCCCGACTATTCGTCTTTTTTGTGCTTATCAAAGCAAGCGGTTGAGAAGATCGGAAAGTTTGACGAGTGGTACGAAGAACCGCACTGTTTAGATGTTGAGATGGGGTTACAGATTAGAAGCAAGGGTTTTAAAATCAAATGTTTACCTGGGAAGATTATTCACAGGCACAGTGTGGGAGCGGGGGTTGCTGTCCCCAAACAAGAAAAATATCTAAAGAAGAAGTGGCCGGAGGTTCGGCTATGATAAGCATCATAATCCCTACTCGCAGGACTGACGGCGGGTTGGAGCGACTTCTTGCGTCAATCAAAAAATATACCAAAAACTATGAACTGGTTATTGTCAAAGAAAATAAGGGGTATAACACGAAAATAAACGAGGGGATTAAACGCGCCAAAGGAGAATACCTAGTATTCTTGCACGATGATTGCGAGGTAACAAAAGGTTGGGCCAAGGAGTCAGCGGAAGTTGGGGCTTTCTATGTTAAAGAGATGGTCAATGGGTTCAGTATGTACGGTTCGAAAGGCTATCATCCGAGTATGAAAGCTGTGACTGACAAAAACGATTCAGTAGATATAACCTCGATTCTATGTATCTCAAGAAAAGCGCAAGCGAAGATAGGGTTCTTAGATGAGTTTATAGACTCTCCTTATGCTCAAGACACAGACTGGTGTATGCAGATCAAGAAAGCAGGTTTTACCATCAAACCTATCTCTGGAGAAGTGTGGCATCATCAATCTCAAGAGATGAGACAAACCAGACAAGACCTAGAGGACTATGTTGAGAAGAAGTGGGGTTTAGCTAAAGAGGGAAAGTTTGAAGGGAAGGTAACCAAAATAGTGATCCCTTGCGCTGGAGGTGGACAGAGATTCAAAGACGCAGGTTATACCTTGCCTAAACCTTTAATCCTAGCCAAAGGCAGACCGCTTATTTATTATGCTATCGAGAGTATCAGACCCAAAACCCACGCCTATCAATTCATATTCATAGTTCAAAAGGAACATATAGAAGAATTTAACATAGATAAAACCTTAAAAGGTATAGAACCCAACTGCGAAATAGTAACTATTGATAGGAAGACCGAAGGGGCGGCTATTACCGTATTAGCGGCCACGCACTTAATCTACAACGATAAAGTAATCCTAAGTTGTTGCGACCAGATAATAGATATTGATATAGACAACTTCATAGATACGGCTGAAAGTTGTGATGGACTGACAGCTACTTTTGAGTCAACAGTACCTCACTTTAGTTATGTAGATATGAGCGATGGATTCGTAAAGGTTGCGGAGAAGAAACAAATCTCTACCCACGCCAACGCTGGGGCGTACTACTTTAAGTCTGGCTCATCACTTGTAAAAGCTATTATGACAATGATCCAGAAGAACGATCGTACAAAGGGAGAGTTTTATATGGCTCCGGCTTACAATTGTCTAGAGGATAAAAATATAAACATCTATCCGGTGGATAGTACGATTCCGCTTGGTACACCGGAAGAACTGAGGGGGTTCGATGATAACTCAAGACCAACTGTTTGATTTAATGGAGAAGTGGCCACCAGATGTGATGGCAAGTGATCGTAAACCTCAGTTTAGAGAACCTATTTGTGTGCGTTGCGCCAAGAAGTTTAGAAAAGCGTGGCACGTTCACTACCTCGGCAACGGCAAACGGAGAGAACTGCATCTGTGTAAAAGTTGTGGTTCGCATTATGATTTATAAAAACATATTAGCAATCTATGGGACTCGCGCCGAAGAGATCAAACTCTATCCTTTTACCAAGTATCCAGGGTTTAAGTTTCTACAGGTAAACCAATCCAAGGACCTGCATCAAGGGTTAATAGACTATGATTGGATATGCGAGGAGTGGGAGTTGGAGGGTGCAATTTGGAGTCGTGAACCTGACGCTGTAATGGTTCAAGGCGATACAAGAACTGCTTTCAGCGCGGCGGTGTACGCTTATGAGAATAAGATTCCTATAATCCACGTTGAAGCAGGGATGAGAACTTGGGACTTGAGCGACCCTAGACCGGAAGAGGGATACCGGCAGATGATAGACGCTATCGCTGATTATCAGTTCTGCTCAACCGAGTTAGCAAGAGTAAATTGTGGTGGAATATATGTCGGTCAGACCTCAATAGATACTCTAGTAGAATTTCTGCCTGATGCTATCGAAGAGGACTTTTACATAGTAACCGTACATAGAAATGAAGCTGATATTCCTAAAATCATAAAGACTTTAAAAAAGATGAACCAAGATAAGTTAGTAATTTTCGCTCATCCTAACAAAGTGGGGCAAGAGCTTAAGGAACACTTCAAAACGCAAGAACCCCTCAATTACACGCGCTTTGTTGAGCTACTTGCTAGAGCGAAGGGGTGTATCTCAGACTCAGGGGGGCTACAAGAAGAGTGTATATTTTTAGGCAAAGAGTTCATCAGCTTGAGAGATAAAAGCGAACGTGGACACGGTGAAATTTATAAAGCCGGTGCGACAAAGAAAATAGTGGATATATTAAATGGATAGTTGTGTATTACTCAACTGGCAGGAAATAGACGTATCTAAGGACTCTGTCAGAAGATTACTAAAAGAACCAGACCTTGAGGTGATAGTAGTTGACAACGGTTCTACTGACGGTTCAAAAGAATACTTCAGAACGCTTGATATTAAGTTTGTTGACCTAGACAAAAACTACGGTGCTTCGGTTGGTAGAAACAGTGGTATCAAGGTAGCAACTGGTAAAAACATATTTCTTATAGATGGGGATTGCCTGTATGTCCCAGGCACTATTAAAGAATATGAAAAGATACTCGATAAGAACAAAGATGCTTACTGTATCGGACAGAACTCATTTGAGCTTTTAACCAGACTGATGCAGAACGGCACGCCTGATCCTATAGACGCTGATATGAGGATGGGGACTGACTATACCGTGACTCAAGGCTTCCCGATGGCGTGGACAAACTATGGCCTGTTCAGAGGGGAACTTTTAAGAAAGGTAAAGTTCATCGAAGAGGGGGCGTTCGGAGAGCCAGGTTACGGCCTAGAAGATTCGGACTTACACAAAGAGATGGAAAAACTAGGGTTTATCTCGTTAGCTTGCTCTTTGCCTACTTATTACCACGCCGCCCACGGGGGATTAAGAGAACTAGACCGAGACAACTCGGATTATAAGTTTAAAGAGAGAACTAAAATATTCGAGAAAAAGTGGGGCAAGAAGAACGACTGGGCCGATATACTGGCAAAAGGTGTTGAGATGGTATCAAGATAGCATCTTTAGCACTAGGAGACATATGTTATCACCACAAGAAGTAGTCCAATCAATGCAAGAGGAAGATTCACAGTCATCCGACAAAAAAGGTATTGCCGGTATTATTCGTGCAGTAGTGTCCGAAGCCAAACAATTCTTCACTGATCTTTTCTCTAAAAGTACGAACGAACTTAAAGTAAATAAGTTCAAGGTAGAAGTTGAAAACCAGATAGAACTCCCAAAGGTACAAAAGATAGACGGTGAAGTTACTTTAAAGAACGCCCGTGAGTATGTTATCGGACTCAATGAGATTAAAAAGACTATTGAAACGACTATCAAATCTCTTGAGAAGACTACTAAAAATCTTAACAAAGAACTCAAACCTGAAAAGATAAATTTAAAGCCAGTTGTAGATGCTATAGATGCGATTGAGATACCCGAAACCGTGATACCAGACTATCCTACCGAGATGACAATTTCCAATCTCTCATTCCTTCAACAATACTTTGACAAACTTGCTAAACAGTTTGATATAAAAATACCCGAAACAAAGATACCGCCTTATCCTAAAGAGATAGAAGTTTCCAACTTCCCTGAACCACCTGAAGATGAAGAAGAGATGGCAGGACTCTACTGGAATAAAAACGAAATAGGAGATGTAACAGAACTCGTAGAACAATATCCTTCTGGGAATATAGTGTCTAAAGGTTGGGATATAGCGAGAGTAAAGGTGCGCGATGAGCGAAAGCTTAATTAAGAAAATCGAAGCAGTAAAGATAGGATTAGAGGTCTTTGGTGTTGAGAAAAGAATCAGAGAGTTAGAGGCCAGACCGATTTCTTCAGGTAAAAGTAGTAGAGGTGGTGGCTCCTACACCGACGAACAAGCCCAAGACGCAGTAGGGGGGATGATCGGGACTTCTTTGCAGTATGTGGACGCTACTCCACTTTTGGACACGATTCAGGATATAAGAACTACTGCCTCGCCAACTTTCGCCAATATTATCTTGACTGCAAGTGGAGTTATAAAACCCACCACTGATACTACTACTGCTTTAAGTATCGCTCAAGCAGACGGCACGCATATAATGACCTTCGACACTACAGGAAATAAAAGAATTGGTATCGGAACTGATGCTCCTGCTTCTATTTTACATATTTATCGTTCTACACCAACTATAACCTTGACCTCTGTCAGAACAACAGGAGGGTTGGCTTTTCCATTTTTGGATATGTTTGCCAATAACTCAGTATCAGGTTTAACTACCCGAATTGGAGTAATTGGGGCATTAGGAGATGTTGGCACTGCACCCACGCCTCCATACTGCACTTATATTTATTTAGGGGCTGATCCGACTTCTGCTTACAACGATAATGCTATGAGAATTTATCCTGGTAAGATAGTCAACTTTATGGGTAATGTTGGAGTTGGAATTGCTGTTCCAAATGTATTATTTGAAACCAATGGTATTGTTCGTTCCGATAGGACAGGAGTTCCAACTCAATATATCCAAATGAATGGTATTAGTAGTGGAAATTATTTGACTGCCCAATCACTTGCAGCAAATGAAAAAGCACTCTTTATTCAAAATTTAGCGGGGGTTGGTGATACTTTGGGCACTGGTAATAATATCTATATCGATAATGGAATAGTCGGTTCTGCCGCCACCAGAGTAACGATAGATTATTTGGGTAATATCGGGGTCGGAATAACTGCTCCGACTGCCCAACTTCACATAGTTAATTCTGCCGCTGCACAAGTCGGATTTAAAATTCGGGGAGCGACTTCTCAATCAGCTGATTTACTTCAAATAAATAAATCAGATGGGACTATTTATACATCTTTTGACTCGGTGGGAAAATTGGTTTTTGGTCCGAGTGGAGCACAGGATACAAACCTTTACCGATCAACGACTGATATGCTAAAAACCGATGACGGATTAACAGTAACTTTATCTTTCACTTGTGCCGCTGCGACTGCCAATTCAATCAATCTGGTGGGTGGTGTTACGGGTGCTTCTCCAGTTCCCATATTAAAACTTGGTTCTTATTACGATGACACAGGTAATCCGTCAGTTTCACATATTGATTTATACGGTGGTCAATACGGATTTGGAATCAGCGATAAAACTTTAAATTATTTTTGTGAGTATTATCATAAATTTTATTCATCAAATGATTATTCAACCGCAATCTTTACGGTTGATGTTAATGGTCTTTTTGTTGACGCAGTAGCCTATAAAGCAGGTGGAGTAGCAGGATTTGACGGAACGGTATCACTTCCTACCTCAATAACAGTCAAAAAAGGAATAGTAACAGCAGTAAGTTAAAAAGGAGTATAATGGAAGACAGAGAAATTGAAGCCTTGTGTGGAAATTATTACTATCAGGAAATGATTGACGAAAAAGAAAATCCCGAATCAAGAGAGGATTTTGCTCAAAGAATGGTCGATGAGTTTGTTGAAGGAAATGTTAGGGCTTATGAGTTGAATTTAGTAAAAACCCGAGCCGAAGAGGATTATATAAAAGACCCCGAAGCAACAGTGTTAATCGCCAAAATAGGAGTTAAAAATGAAATTAAAAATTAAGGACAGAATTATTTTACTTGGTATTTTACCAGTAGAGGGGAACATTTTAATAATTCGCAAATCAGAGGAGTTAAAAGTTAAATTATCCCCGACTGAAAGCGAAGTTAGAAAGTTCGGAATTAAGCAGGATGAAAAAGGCATAACTTGGAACGATCCGAAGTATGAAGTTGAAATCGAAATAGGCGAGATTATGACCGAGGAAATCAAGAAAATCTTAAAGAAAAAAGATGAAGAAAATAAAATAACTGCGGATTTAATCTCACTTTGGGATAAGTTTGTAGAACCCAAGGAAGTTGAGAAGAAGTGAAAGACACCACAATAACAGAAGCCAAACACGATGTAGCAAACGCAGCCCAAGACGCTGTTCGGACAATCTCTATTGCTACAGAATCAGCCGCCAAGACCATTTCAGTCGCTGCTGCCGAAGCCAGTAAAGTAGTGCTAGCAAATGCCAGTCAAACTGCTAAAACTTTGGCCGTAGGGGTTAATAGCGACCACGACACACTGGTAATATTAGATACCAAAATGGATAGTCTGGCCGATCAGATTAGAGAGTTAAGAGACAACAACGCCAGAAGAATAGACCAGTTGGAAACAGAAAAGCTAAACTGTCGAGACTCCTACCCTGTACTTTATAAAAAAGATGTAGAGGATAGATTGCAGAGTCACGAAGGCAGAATTAAGACAGGAGAAATTACCGATACTAGATTGATTGCGTATGGCACAACCGCATTATTTCTAATCGGTGTAATTGAATTTGTGTTGGGTAAATACTTTTAAATAGAAAAATTAAAGAAAGGAAAATATGATAAACATTATACTTATCGTGATAAGTGCAATTTTGTTTCTGTTAGCAGTGGTTGGGATTGGGATAGCGGGGTGGAATTTGACAGCGTGGGGATTGTTTTTCCTAGCGGCTTCGATGATTCCTTGGAGAGAATAATTTAACGAAAGGACAGTATGCTTTGGTTCGTACTTGGTATTATTGGATTATTTTGTGTTTTAGGTTGGATATTCGGGAGGAGATAGATGCCAGCCTTCGACTTATGGTGGGTGAAGGTAATTATGGCAATAATTATAATTATAATTTTGGTTGGGAGATAGAGTGGATATAAACCAGTTCGTAGCAGAAAATGACGGCAGGTTCGTTGAAGTGGCAGGAAGCCCTGACGCTAAATTTCAATGTGTTGACGGAGCGAACGCCTATATCCGAGATGTCCTCGGACAACCGATAGTCGAACACACCAACGCTGATGATTTTCCGTCAAAGTGTATGGCGTTTTGCGATTGGATTCCCTATCAACACGGGATGACTGGAGAAAAGGGCGACATTGTGATCTTGGATATGGGTTCTTATGGCCATATAGCGGAGTTTTTAGATGGTAATTCTCTGGCGTTTAACTCGTTCGATGAAAACTATCCTTTAGGTACGCCTTGCCATATACAAAAACATAATTATATTAACGTGACTGGTTTTCTAAGACCACACAAAGGAGACGATATGTCCAAAGAAGATTTATTCAAGTTAATCTATCGAGCCACGCAAGGCCGAGAACCTACCGCCCAAGAGTTGGGTTATGTGATCGGACTTTCGCAAGACGATCTGATAAATCTGCGGTTTAGAGATGATGTAATTGCGGGATATTGGAAAGCATCCAATGGCGATGACTGCCCAACTAGCGAAAGTAATTACTGGCAGATGGTGATTCAAAAAGGTGAGGCAAACATAGGCGACTTGCAGAATACTTGGTATAAAGACCACAAAAATAAACCCAAAGATTGTGCAACCGAAGTTGCAACAGCGGTTAAGGATGCAACCGAAACTATGCAAGATGAACTCAAAACTATGCAAAATGAGATGAAACTAGAGATGGACGAACACGAAGAATTTACAAAGGCCGCTGCAGCAGAGATGGAAAAGCGTGATGTCGAAATAGGCAAACTTACCAACCAGGTAGCGGATATGGTCTATCCAAAAGATTGTCCGACGGTAACTGTGACTTCACCACCCGATGATAAGTGCAATTGGTTCTGCAAATTATTCGGGTGTTGTAAATGAAATGTAAACACAAGTGGGTCGGTGCTTGTTTTCCAAAAGACAAAATAAAAATGTGCAAAAAATGTAATGTCTATCGGAAGGAGGCAAATGATCGAAAAGATAAAAGCGATAGTGTCTAGTGTTAGGTTTTGGATGCTGACTTTAGGTTCAGCGTCAGCTTATCTAGCTTACGTGGAAACAAGTGGTTTTACGTGGTCTAGTTTACTCAACGCGCTGGCTATATGGTTAAGCGTGATCGCGGGAACGGGGACAATCGACAAGTTTTCAACCTCTTTAGCGAAGAAAAAGAGTTGATAAGTTAAGCAAATAAGTTTATAGTGGAATCTAAGGAAGGGCGATTGGTCTAGCAATCGTCTCAAATGGACTCAAATTTAGGATTGAAGATATTTGACGAGCTGATGTTCGGTAAAGATTGTTAGTGCTTTGCGGAAATCCGCATAGTTTTTGAAATCAATTTCATTAAAGACTCCGGGCTTGTAAGTCACCTTCAAATAGCCCTTATCCCAGAGGGCTACCTTAACACGGTCGTCAACACGAGTTTTCATACGCAATCTGGTGTCAACTACCAGCTCTCCTTTTTTGTATAGTTTTAAGTGAAAACCTAAGCGTAATTTTATTAGCATAATGTTATATTATCAGGATAGTGCATTTCTGTCAATAGAACAATATACCTGTTAATAACCTATCGCTACCTATCTAGGTATTGACAAACAATAATTTTTCGACTATAATACAAATTGTCAGATGTACTTTTACAACAATGGTCGCCCGCCCGCAGGAGGGGCTTGGTCTAAATCTCTCGCGAGCTGTTATTTTACACAGCTCTCCTGCAGGGGGTCGAACATTAAAAAGTTATCCGACTATTTCTGCTTATAGCTGGTGAGCTGCCCTACATAATCGCGGGAAGCTGAAGCCGAAGCGTCTAATAAATAATGACCTTCGACCTAACACCCAAAAGGCAAGCCCAAACTAGGGCAGAGACGGTCGGATAATCAAGGAGGATGGGATGGACAAATTCTATCTCGGAATAGTGATAGGAGCTTTAAGCCCGATTGCTTTGGCACTTTTAGCTAAGGCGATCAAAAGAATACCTCGCGATATCAAGTCTCTCGCAGGTAGTGTAGCTGGCTTTATTCGCTCCTAATTATGCAACCTGCCCCTTTACGGGGGTAGGTGTATGGATAAAAACACAATATCACTTTCAGTATTTTTTCTACCGGCAATCATTGCCACCTATCTTGGAGTACAGCAACCCCAAGTAAAACAAGTTGAGACAAAAGTTGAACAAACAGAAACACCCTCGGTCGAGTCCGAGCCTCCCAGTCGACCTTTAACGATTCAAGAATTTGCACATTTAAAAGTTGATGAAAAGTTTGGCACAGGACATTGGGAAAGTTTTGACAAGTTGGTGAACAAAGAGAGTGGATGGAACGCTGAAGCACAAAATCCGACTTCGACAGCGCAGGGCCTCTGTCAGTTCTTGAAGCAAACCCGCGAAAACTACGGAATCACAGTTGAGTCTAGCCCAGAAGATCAGATAGTCGCTTGCATAAGATACGTTGCCGATCGTTACGAAAACCCCAAAAATGCTTGGGACTGGCACTTAAAACATAACTGGTATTAACTGCTTGGTCGGGCAGTAAGTAGAAAAATAATCTAGGTAAATAATATGACAAAACTATCTAAAAACAAAATCTTAGAAAAGATAATTGATGGCACGATAGAAACGACAAAAGATGAAGAACCGGACAACGACACTATCGAAGAGCAACTACACGAGCAAGAAGAGATTGAGAAGGATCGAATTGGAGCAGAGCAAGGCGATTGGGCGGTCGGACATAACTTGAGGTTTATGTAATGGCTAAAAAATATAACAGATATATTATTGACGGCCATAATGTTCCAGGCGTTACCACGATCTTGGGGCATACTTCGTCAAGGCAACTAGCTTTTTGGCGCGGGAAACTTGGCAACGCAGAGGCCGACAGGGTTTCCGATGAAGGCAAACACTTTGGGGATAAAGTCCACAAGATTATCGAAGCGTATATTGGCGGACAAAAACTTACCTTAGAAAAACCTTTTGATGATATTTTAGAGAACTTTAAAAATATCACCAAAGGTTGGGAGTTTGTTGAAACCGAAAAAGAACTCTTAAACAAAGAGCATATGTATGGCGGAACGGTTGATCTTATCTGCAAGATAGACGGCAAACTAGCAATGTGTGATCTGAAAACTGGGGGCTTGTACGACAACAAGGAAAATGTTCAACTGGCGGCTTACGATATGTGTTTTCCTTGTGAACTTCACAAGATACTCCAACTAGATAAAGACACGATGAGCTGGGAATTATTGCACAAAAGATTAGATAAAAAAGACTATGACGCTTTTTTGGCTTATAAACTAATTATGGAACATCAGAAAGGTGGAAAATGAACTACAAAATTAAAAAAGTATTAAGCACTAAGCAAATTGCTAAAAAAGACGGCTCGGGAACTTTCCCCAAAAGCCAAGTGTTAAGTGAAAATGACGAAGTGTTTGACGTTATTGGCGAGGTCAAAGAAGGTGACACCCTAGAGGGTGAAGTTATTGACGACCCAAAATGGGGTAAGCAACTTAAAAAGGCGGGTGGTAACGGCGGTGGTTTTCAAAGAAAGTCAGACCCCGAAACCCAAAAGCAAATAATGCGCCAGAGTATGTTCAAAGAGGCAAACGCTAGGGGTATAGCAAAATCAACATTGAGAGCGAAGTTTGCAAAAGACGATAAAGAGCTCAATAAAATCCTCGAAGAAGAACTAGGAGGCAAACATTTGCTTGAAGTCGCAACTTATTTTGCGGAGTTCGCTGAAAACGGCTATACACCAAAACCAAAAGAAGAGCCGAAAGAACCTAAAGGAACTGCCGTAACTGGTGACAAAGAGATGGATGAACCACCACCAGAACCGAAGGGTGAACAAGAAGATCTGAACTTGGAAGATTTGCCGTTTTAGCAACTAGTAAGGAGGAAAAGTGGAACTAACGACAACCAATCCGGAGTTACCGACAATTATAGTCTTTGTGATTGTGCTGACGGCTCTGGTTACAAGTTTAATCTTATACTCTATCTTCTACGAAGAACTTGAACAAGAATATAAGCGAACGCACATCAGAGCAAAAGCAGGACATAAATCAGCTTTTACGAAGTTGAAGAAGAATTATAAAATGCTAAAAAAGATAGCGTGGAGGGGGAGAAAATGAGACCTTGGCTTAAATTATGGCGCAAGACGAAGAATAATAAAATATTCCGGCACGACCCAACAGCTTGGCACGTCTTCGAAATACTTTTGCTCTGTTGCGATGAAGACACTGGAATTTGGGAGGGTGGAAGATTTATACTCGCCAATCTCTCGGAGGGTAAATCAACTACGACATATAAAGCGTTAAAAAGATTAGAAAAAGCCAAAATGGTAACACTAAGCAGTAACAACAAATATACGACAATTCAAATCTGTAAATGGACACAATATCAAACTGGCGATAACACAAGCGAGGGACAACAAAGTAACAACAAAGTAACAACAAAAGGACAACAAAGTAACACTCTTAATAAGATATTAGATATTAAGACTAATAAGACTAAGAAGAATACTAATACAACTGCTAAAGCAGTAGTCGCAAGCGACTTTATAGCATTCAAAGAAACTTGGAAAAAAGTATATGGGAAGAATCCAGTAGGTGGTCAGAAGTTAGTAGATTTTCCTATTCAAAGATTGATCCAAGCATACACCTTAGAGAAGGTCTGTAATGCGATTATGTGGGCCGAGGCGAATCGCGCCACCAATAAATTTATACCATCATTCAATAATCCGCTTGACCTTGAGAGAAAATGGAACTCTCTCGTGGTTCAAGCTAAAGGAGGTCAAAGTGCCAAACGAGGTGTCCGTCTATAAACCAATTTACTGGATCGAAAGGTTCGGCGAAGAAGATGCTATCAAAGTAACGCCGGAACAGTACGAAGGGCTGGAGAAAGTATTGCTGGATAGTGATGTGAAGTTTATCAAGGTCGGTGACGAAATAATAAATTCCGCGTCAATAAAAAGAGTTTTTAGGCAGGCGCGCCAAGACCATATTTCAAAGTTTGAGGAGAGTGGGTCGAATCCTCTTTACCGAGACTGGTGTCAGGCAGGAATGACAGGAAGATTCAACGAGTGGGTTAATAAGTTAGGGGAGAGATGACAATCTTAGCAATAATCTTCATCATAATCTTAATAATCATAGTTTTGTTAGCGTTGGAAATAAAATAACGCCCAAATAGGGCAGGAGGAAGTATGAAAGTTAAACAATACCGCCACGGTGATATCTTGTGCGAGTCTATCGACAAACTCCCCGAAGGGACAAAGGTTAAAAAAGACAACATAATCTTGTCGGCCAGCCACGACCATATCCTCGAAGGTGAAGCCAAAATCTATACTTTAGGAGAAGAAATCTACCTAAAAGTTACAGGCAAAGCCAACTTAAATCACGAGGAGCATAGAAAAATTAAGTTACCAGTAGGAATTTATCAAGTAATAAGACAAGTTGAATTTACACCCTATGACGGGTTAATCAACGTGGAGGACTAATGGAAAAGATAACTGAACTGACATCAAAACAAAAAAATGCGATGAAAGGTTATGCAGATAAATGGATTGAGATCGGTTTGAGAACTGGAGAAACAGATTGGGAAACATTCGATAAATATATGCCTATTTGTTACGAGAAGGCAGGGGTAGTTTATCCTAAAAACATTGTCAGGGTATCATCGCCATTAGTTGGTGGACTGGCATCGGCAATAGCGGAGGGGATTTTAAGAAAAAATGGCGGTGCGGTTCGCGATGCGGTTCGCGGTGCGGTTGACGGTGCGGTTGACGATGCGGTTGGCGGTGCGGTTGGCGATGCGGTTCGCGGTGCGGTTGACGATGCGGTTGGCGATGCGGTTGGCGATGCGGTTGACGGTGCGGTTCGCGGTGCGGTTCGCGGTGCGGTTGACGGTGCGGTTGGCGATGCGGTTGGCGGTGCGGT